CGTTTAATAAGCCCTAGACCCTCTAGGGAAGGGACCGAGCAACATATACCTTTAAATACAAGGAACTACAGAGATATACATGGCAACACTAAGAACCGGACAAACTACAGACTTCTCAAATCAAGGTACAGAGTTCACAGTGGAATCTCACGACACAGACGGAGCAGAGATTAAAGAAACATATTATATCCCATCTTTTTCAAAATGGAACGGCTATTATAGAAAAGTTTGTGAGTTTAGAAGTGTTATTAATAAGTTTGGATCGTGGACTTTTGGCCGAGGGATCAAAGCAGACAAGAAGAACAAAGATAAATTAAAAATGATTAAGGGAACTGGCCGAGAAAGTCCGAGAGTTGTTTTAATGAACGCTTGGAAGGTTGCAATGATCTGTGGAGACTCTTTCGCACACAGAATTAAAGATGCTCAAGGGAGGCAGACAAATTTAAAACCGTTAAACCCCGGCAAGGTTGCAATAGTTGCAAACAATCAAGGCATTATTGTGGGTTACGAGATGCAAACAGCAGTTGAGGGAACTAACATAAGGTATGATCCTGAAGAAATATATCATCTATCTTACATGAGAGAAGCTGATGAAGTTCACGGAATCCCAATGCCGGAAGCGATTGTGAGTTTATTGGAATCAAGAAGTGAAGCTCTAATCGACTTAAGAACATTATATCACAGAACTGTGAAACCAATATTATTTTATGAAGCTGAAACTGACGACAGCACGAAACTGCAATCATTAGAAGATACAGTAAATAACGCTTTTAAAAATTCTGAAAGTATAGTGATCCCGGCAGGAGTTGTTGGAGAGATAAAAAGAGCATCATCCCCTCAATTTTCAACAAATGATATAAACAGTCTAGCATATATCAAATTCTTAGTAAGACAGTTCGTCACTGCTATGGGGATGCCAGAGATTGTTATGGGATGGGGAGAGTCCACAACAGAAGCGAGCGCTAACATTATTTATTTATCATTCCAGCAAGAAATAGAAGATATGCAACTCTATAACCAAGAAGCTGCCGAGATACAATTATCAATTATATTCAATTTAGAGTTTCCAGCGTCGATAGAAACAATGTTGCAGCAAGATCAGAAGAAAGACGGGCCTGTGAAAGCTGAAAAGCCACAAGCAGGAAAAGATACATAATGAAAAAAAAAAATATAACCAAAGTGGATTGGAGGGTTGTTGTAACCGGATTGATCTGCCTAACTTTATTAGAATGTTACGCACTACATCTAGGATTCAACGGTACTCTTTTGAAGACCGTCCTAATTGCTATCGCACTAGCGATCGGGATTACACTCCCAAGCCCTATAAAGTTAAAGTAATATAAGGAGGAAAATTCATGGAAGAAGATACAGAGAAAACTAAAGAAGAAGAAGCAAAGGTAGTTGAACCTACTGATGCAGAAGAAAGGATCGTAAGAGAAGCAAAGGAAGTTGCAACACAGTCACGAGAAGCTGAGGAACTTAAATCTAAAAATCTTGATAGAGAAGAAAAATTATTAGCAAGAAAGGAAGCTCTCGCAGCACTAGGAGGGGGATCAGTTGCAGGAGATAACAAGGAAGTTAATAAACAGACTGATGCCGAGTATACTCAAGCAGTCATGGATGGGAAAATCAATGGAACAACATACTGAAATACCAAAAGATCTAGGAGTAAAGATCGGAAGTAAAACAGAAGCAGAGTGGACGAAGATCTTAAATGCTCAAGAAGCGGCACTAATAAACAGCAAAATGAACCAAGAAATTGCTGAAATGATCATCGAACGAGCTAAAATAAACATAGCTAAGGAAAAAGGAAAGTTCACAAAGCTTTAAATAAGAGATATTCATGGGTATTTTATGGCAAACGAATGCACCCTAATGGTTGAGACTGAATTACCAGTGATGTTTAAGTGTGCTGATGGTACAGGAATCCCAAAAGGAACCGTTCTAGAACTTACTGAATCAATGACAGTTGTAGCAGTCAGTGGTACTACAAAGATGATTGCAGGAATCGCTGCGGCAGAAAAAATCGCAAGTGATGGTAATGTTATGATCCCAGTATATATGGGTGGAATCTTTAAAGGAGTTGCAAAAGCTGCAATATTAATCGGAGCACCTCTAATGTCAGGAGCTACAGACCTCGGAAGATTAACAACTCAAACTACATCTACAGGAGCAACTGGATTAGGTTACGCGTTAGAAGCTCCAAATGCAGACGCACAAACATTCTTATTTAGATTACAAATCGGGAACTCAACATCTTAAATGGCAGACACAGCAGGCGAAGCAGACATAAGGGGAATTGATATTGATAAGTTGGCAAAGGGTTTTGCTGAATTAGAACCAAATGTGCTTAAGAATTTTTTAGGAAATCAACCAACTAAGGCGAGAGAAATAAGATGGTACTCAAAGACTTCAGGATTTTTAGATACTGAAACAACTAACGACACAGCAGGATCCTTAATGAGATTAACAACTTCAAAGGCAAGGCCTTTTGTAGTAGAGCAAAGTTGGACAAGACACACTTCTTACGTTAAAGAATTTTTTGTAGAAAGTCCGTTAATGTCAAATGCTGATCTAAAAGACAATGATGTGGATTTATTAAAAACAACTGTTCGAGATCTAGTGAGAGGAGTTCAAAGAAAAGTCGGTCTACGAATGTTTGAAGTTTTATTTAATTGTTTAGCAGCTACACCAACGCAACCTTTAACAGGTGCGACTACTGTTCAGACTACTGCGTCCACAGATGGATGGGATCAAGTTGCAACAGCAAACCCAATCCTAGATATCTTAAATGGACAGCAATTAATTAGAGCTCAAGGTTATAACGCTGGTGACGCAGTAATCGCAATGAACTCAATCGAACACAAGTTCTTAATATCTTATTTGATTAATGTTAAAGGAAGTTCGATCCCTAGCTTTTCAAGTGAGAAACTTAGATCAGGTGCTGTTATGGAGATCTTAGGGAACAGTGTTATAGTTGATGAAATATTTACAACTGATTGGGTATACCAATGGGTACCTAAAAGAGCAGCGACATGGAGATCATTCTCAAACATTACTTCTGCTCAAGTTATAGAACCTTTAATCGGTACTAAAATAAGAGTAAAGGAGGAAGGAGAATTAATTTTACATGATGCTAATGCAGTTCATGTTATAGGATAATGACAAAAGAAAATAGAGAACTAGCATATAAGCATTTTAGGGAGCAAGAGAAAAATTATGAAGCCTTACCTCATTTAAATAGCGGACTAACAGCGACGGAGTTTATGAGAAACAAATGCAAGAAAGTTGCAGACGCACTGTTAATAAGAAATCCAGAGTTAGAAGTTAAACCAGTTGAAGAAGTTAAACAGAAAAGTAATTCTAAGGGTGTTTAATGGCAACAACATACAGCAGTCAAGGATCGAAAGATACAACTGATGAAGTTTTTTCAGTTAGTAATTTTGTTGAAGATTATAGTTTAGATGCAAACACTGCAACGCTCGGAGTTACGAGTGATGTTTTAGCAACATTAATAAGAACCTTACAAAGACTAGGAATAATTAAAGGTACAGTGGTGACTGCATAATGACAGCTGGAAATACTTCTGTTCAAATCGCAACTACTGGAACAGCGGCAGCAATAAAGACTGCAGTAGATGCAGCAATCACAGCAACAGGAACAGCTGCAAGACTAACAATCTGCCAACTCAATAACGGAGCAGTAGTTGTTGTTGCAAATCTAATTGCATAATTATTTAAAGTTTAAAATCATACTATTTCTATGGCAAATACAATAGGAGAGAAGGAACTTAAGACTGATTGGCCTATTACAGAGGGTTTAATAGCTGAGAGTACTAAACAGACAGGCAGACAGACAAACCTCACACCACAGGGCTTAAACGGTGTTAAAACCACAGTCCTACAAAGAGATAGGGAATTAATCTAATGGCTCGACCTCCAAGTGCTGACAGTATTATCAGAAATGAGAAGAAAGCTAACCGAGTTGTAGAAACTCATGCAGATATTGCAACTGGAATGATCCTCCCAAATAATTCTGGAGTTGCAGATCATCCTGAAACTAAAAAAAATCTAGTACCGTACACAGGAGCTAATGCTGATGTCGATTTAGGAGCTTATGATTTAAACACACATGCATTAATAACTAACTCTTTTATAGGTGGTAATTCTAATCTTCTGCAATTTTTTGCTGTTGAAAACCCCCCAACTATTAATGCTAATTCATTACAAATAAATTTATTAAGAACAGGGAATTCCACAGGATATTTTGTTCCTGTTGCTGGGAATACAATAGATTTAGGTTCTGATGATGCTTTAACGTTTCATTTTTGGAACAAAGGATTTTTCAAAGGGGACGTTTTACTTAATGGCGGAAATTTAGATCTTACTGCAGGAGATTTAACAACAACAGGAGACCTTGAAGCAAACGATGCAACTCTTTCAGGAGATTTAGATATTGGAGGAGACATAACCGACGTAGGGAATATTTTTGCAGGTGATACTACAACTGATACTCTATGGGATTTTGTAGTTCATTCAAATTCTGGACCCGATGCTTTTAGGATACAATTTAGAGAAGGTGGAACAACAGCAGTTCCACAATCAGGAGGTTACATAGAATATAATAGTTTAGCAGATACACTTAACTTTGGAGGTATAGGATTTGACCAATTAGACCACGAAGGTTTTCAAATAGCAAGGAACTCTGGTCGGGTTAAATTTAATGGAGCTGTAGATATTTCAGAAATAGGAGACGCTGGGATAAGTGATGTGGAGTTAAGGCTTAGAGGGATTACAAATTCAGCAACAGCTTCAAGATTCGTTCTATCCGAGAATAGCACTCAAGGTGGATATTTATTATATAATGGTTCTGCTAACGATTTTTTTATAGGAACTCAAAGCACAAGTTATTACCCTGCAATAAGATTAGATAGAGGTTCTACTACAGTTAATTGTTTAGGTGCTTTAAATGTTGCTACAACTGCAACGATAACAGGAGACCTTGAAGCAGACGATGCAACATTCACAGGAGATTTAAATGTTTCTAAAAAAATATCATCTGGAACAGCAACGCTGACAGCAAGTTCTGATGATTATGATGTGGCTGATATTAATGTTTTATTTATAACAACTGCAGGTGGAGCTGTTGTATTAGGTGGTTTAAAGAATGGAGTTGATGGGCAGTACTTACACATTGCAAGAAAGGATGCAACTAACGATTTTACTTTAGAACATTTAGAAGGAGTTGGAACTCAAGATATTTATATGCACGAAGGAACAGATGAAACTATTGATAGTTGGGGAGGCTTCACTTTAGTATGTGATGGATCTAATTGGTATGATGTAAGTCATGCTAAACACGTTTAATTCTATAACCGAAAGGTATATAAAGGTGTAACATCTTGTTACACTATGAAAACAGATAAGATTATAAGACTGAGATTAAGCACTTATCGGAAGTTTCGAGGATCCTATCCAGGGATCCCTGGGGAGTCACTCGAGGCTTACTTCAAGAGATTTATTTTATATTACAATACTTATATTAATGAAAAGGGAGGTCAAAAATAACATGGAAAACACAGAAACCATAGCAGTTTTACAGGGGATCGAGCCTAAGACCAGCAAGAATGGCCGTGAGTATTGGAGTATTAATACGACAGCCGGATCGTTTACCTGTTTTGAGAAAGATATCATTGAAAACTTAGGAAGCTTTTTGAATAAGAATATTAAGTTTGAAGTTGCCGAAAATGATAAAGGTTTTAAAAATTTTAGGAAATTCTTGGGAGCAGTTGAAGGGGAAGCCGGGAGAGTAATACCAACATCTATGGGTAAATCGCCATCAACAAGTTCAGCAGTTGTTGAGAAATCAGACCAGTTCAAAGCCGCACGAGAAACTAAGGATCAGAGCATTTACACCAGTTACGCTAAGGATATATTTAAAATACTTTTCGTAACAGAAAAAGCCGAGCATCCGGAAGCCAAACTTGACACTATTGTCTTGATG